TCTGCCTACCTATGCCCTGCTGCACACTGGACAATAGGGTATGGAGCTATCTGGGGCCTAGACGGTACTAGGGTAACAGAAGAGCATCCTGATATAAATGAGGGACAGGCAGATCAATTACTACGTAGAGATGTAAGTAAGTCTGAAAAGACTGTACTCAGGCTTATACGAGTGCCACTAGAGGATGGGCAGTTCAATGCGCTTTGCTCATTCGTATTCAACTTAGGTAGCGGAAGTCTACAGAGCAGTACACTACGTAGAAAGATTAACAGGGGTGACTACATTGGGGCGGCAGACGAATTTCCACGTTGGGTATTTGCAGGGGGTAGGAAACTGAAGGGTTTAATTAAAAGAAGAGCGCATGAAAGATTAATGTTTATAGGGTGAGGAGGCTAACTTGGCAGCGAAAAAGAAAACAACAAAGAGTAAAGTAAACGAGGCTGGTAACTACACAAAACCTACCATGCGTAAGAATTTATTTAATAGAATAAAGGCTGGTGGTAAGGGTGGTAAGCCGGGACAATGGTCTGGGAGAAAAGCCCAGATGTTAGCCAAGCAATATAAAGCAAAAGGTGGAGGATACAAATAAAGAATGGCTCTAAAAAAATCACAAAAAAGCCTTAAAAACTGGACTAAGCAGAAGTGGCGTACTAAGTCAGGTAAGCCCTCTACTCAAGGGCCAAAGGCTACAGGAGAAAGATACCTGCCTAGTAGCGCAATAAAATCTCTTAGTTCTGCTGAGTATGCAGCAACTACAAAGGCAAAAAGAAAAGGTACAAAAGCAGGTAAGCAACACGTAAAGCAACCTAAACGGATAGCTAAAAAAACTAGGGGCTATCGCAAATAATGAGGATGAGATATGGAAGATACGTGGTCAGTGATTGTTTCAGGATGGCCTATAGCGTTTGGTATAATAACGCTGATTATAGTACTGGCAAAAATGCACGGTGAGTTAGAGACTTTAAAAGAAAAAGTTAAAGTCCTATTTGAATTATGGAACTCAAATAAAAAATGAAAGAACTTACAGATATAAACAGTATGTCAATAGAATTTGTAGAGCTAATAACTCCTATGCTAGTTATTATGTTAGCCTTGATCCTTACTCTCATGGTCAGAGACTTTGCTACCAACTTTATGAACGGGTTGAAGTTTAGAATGCACTCTAGTTTTAACGAGGGTGATACCTGTGTACTAGATGGAGAGAAAGCTATCATAGTTAAAATAGGTTTCTATGAAACTATAATACAGATTGATAATGGCAGAGGTACAGTGTGGCGATACTTACCTAATGATCGCATAAAATTCTACAAATTAGAGAAATTAGTTAAGGAGTCGGAGAAAACGGACTCGTAGGATGAGGCACAAGGGGGTGCTAAGATACCCTCTGGTAGGTAGTGTCCAGATTATAGACACTTCTTTTGTAGCCCCCCTTAAAATGCCTTACATTTGATTTGCCTATTTTTACATAGTATAATGTACTTTAAATAGGCCCATAAGTAAAGTTGCTAGAGCAAAAGCGTTTACTACCATCAATGCCCTATCATTCCATAGCATACCTACCATTAACCAACCCCCAATACCTACAGCATGAAAGTATAAGTTAATAGGATAGATGTTATTAGCAGTAAGAATAGTAGACACCATTAATATTATACTTGAAACCCATTTGATATACCAATCGAATGTATACAATGGGGTCTTAGTAGTGATACTAGTTCCACTGTGATCGTCCTCTCCCATAATCACCACCTTACAGGATTATTATTAGACACACTTTCTCCAGTAAATCCTGAGTCTACCCAGCATAGCTGTTGTGATGCTTCTGGTTTTACAATAGCAGCCGTCCACGTTGCAGTATCTGCATTATGAAATATAAAAGTTACGTGTCCTCTAGCAGAGATGCCCCGAAAGATTATGTTCTCTCCGTGTTTATCTTTAATAATTTTTTTAGCTTCTGCCAGATCGTGACACCCTGTTCGTAGTGGTACTTGGCTGTACGATGATGACGCATTGAATGCAATACTACATATAGCAATTAAACCTCCTATAAATGTTTTAGTCATTGGTAATCTCCTTTGTGTTATATCATTATAAAACTGGCGTGATAGCCTTGGTTGCTGGTACACCCATGACACAAAGCTAGGATGCATAACATAATAGATGCTCTCAATATCATACTAAGAATATCCTTTTCAAATGGTTTGTAATATATTCTTTGGCTCTATCTAGTGTCTCTAGGTCATCATTAAATCCACCCAATGCCCTATTACATTTATGACATAGCCACCCTCTAAAGGTTTCAGTGTCATGGCAATGATCTAATACCCATGAACCATTCTTAGTATTACCTTTACCCTTTACCTGCTCCTCATTACAGTTACAGATAGGACATACATATCCTTCGGGAGGCATACCATGTTTTTCTCTCAACCTCTTTCTTACTTTAGTCAGTTCGTTATTACAAGATCTACATTCAGGTCTTAAAAAGTTAGCACCTGAACTAGGAGAGAATGCAGTTAGAGGGAGATACGTATTACACTTGCTACATACCTTACCCTCTCCTGCTCCTAGATCCTCATGCTCTATGAATAGGTCTAGCTGATTCATTTTGCTCGATCTTTACGACTCTATTTAAGTTAATAAAATACTCACGGTTGTATCCTCTCTCCCATTCCTTATACTCTAGAGTGTTTCTTCGGTTAGGGTTATGGCTATTGACCTTGAACCCTTCCCTACCAGAGAAGAATGCCTTCTCATTAAGATGCTTACGTACAGCACCCTTCCTCCGTTTAGTAAACGTCTTTCTATTAAACACTACATACACCTCCTGTTCCACTTATCTCACAAATATCATGTGTCTCTACGTGTTCATCAAACTCTGTGCCTAGCTTGTCTACTGCCTCAGAGTATGGCACAACTGACAAAGGTTGTCCACCTCTACTTCCATCTGGGTACACAGTAAATCCTCTAAGTCTATGTGCATAGGATGCTAGTGTCTTAGCAAAGTCATCTACTGTATCCTCGTTGTTTAGCTTAGAACCCCAAGAAGGTAAGTTAATTGTAGAACTGATAGACATATCTACGTAGTCTTGTACATCAGCTTGAAACTTAATCCTTCTCTCATAGTCTTCAGCTAAGTCTAGTGCCGACTCTATGCTATCAGGATCTACTCCATACATATCAATTAACTCTTGTGCTGACGAGTCTACTACGTATTGATACTTCCACTTAGTACCACCCGTAAGATACCTACGCTTATATGCAACAGCAAAGATAGGTTCTATCCCGCTGGAGCTACCAGCGAGTATACTAATAGAGCCAGTAGGAGCAATAGCACGGTTCGCCACTGGCCTAGATATGGATAGTTCATCCGCAAATCGTCTAGAAAATCTATCACTAACTCCTTTATATACAGAAAGCCATTGATGAAGGGTATCAGTAACCTCATATTTTTCTCCTCTCTTAATTAACCATTCGTGCATACCCATTAGTCCAAGTCCTAACCGTCTGTTTTTCTCTCTTACATCGTAGACTTTCTGGTAAGGTAACTCAGCCCTAAGAGTACCACATATTAAAAACTTAGTACCTAACTCTACTACCCTAGACAACTCTTCTATCGAGTCAATATTTCCAAAGTTGACACTCCCCAAATTGCATACATCACTGTCATCAGCAGAAGTAACTTCAGTACAGGCGTTACGTAATGTGTCATTCTCGTTCTCCATAAAGTTAAAAGAGAAGCCGGGTTCGCCAGAGAACAGTGCCTGTTTGACATTGTTTACAAACACTTCGCCAACGTCACCTGTCTTCCAATAGTTCATAAGCCATTCAGTATCATAGTTGACGCTGATGTTAGTCATGTCTAAAGGTGCGCGGAAGTTAAAGTCCTGCTCCTTTATATCTTTAAAAGTAAATCCAGTTGTACCTACTGGCATATCCCCCCAGTTCTTTGCTACCAAAAAGCTAGGTATGTCATTGTGTTTCCAATTCAGCGATGCGTATATGGCAGATCTACGTGACCCCCCTTGCATTACGTTTGCCCCAATAGAATTAATCATTTGCATCTTTGGTACGGGGCCTGATGCCTCACCTCCAGAGCCACCAAGTATTCTACCTGATGCCCTATATATACTGTAGTCAACGCCTATACCACCACCTGTCATCAGGCAGGACTCAGCTTTCCAAGATAGGTTAGCCCAATCCTGTCGCGTATCTTCTTCTGCACCTAATAGAAAGCAGTTGTTATAGAACCTCTTCTTCCTACCTGCATAATACAAATACCTACCGCCGGGTACAAACTTAAAGTCTGATATGTATTTAATCAGTTCCTGCTGTTCCTCTACATCCATCAGGTTCTCCTCATCAGGACGTAAAGACCCACACACATCTTTAACAAGTGTATCTGCTAACTGTGACCAAGTATCACAACCTTCATGGGCATACTTGTATTTAAATATATCTTCTGAGAACTTGTTTCTAAACTGGGGATTGGTGTTAGATTTAAATGATGACACTGTACGCTACCTCCTTCTGCCATTTAATTGTGTTATGTTAAAACTTTCTAAACCATCTACATCATACAGTAAATCATTCAGTATTTCTTGTAGTTCTTGAGTTATGTTACCATCAGTAGGTACAGGAAAACTATCACTGTCTACTGTTATAGACAACTTAAATGTGCATCTGCTATTTGACATAGTTAATACTCTGCGCTACATCTGTCTCTAGTTGCTCAGACTCTACGTTCTGTATAAGAGCATCTAAGTACCACCTAGCCTTTCTTAAATCTTCTACAGGCTTACCTTTGTAATCAAATCTCCACAAGTATTTCATTATGTTTCCTTGTAAATAGTATTTAAAGTTATGACCTGTAGCAGACTCGATAGCATCAATGCACTCTATGCCATTCTGATTGTAGTGAGGTGGGCTATTAACCATGTCTTCTATTACCTTCATTACTTACTCTCCTTTAGTGTTTAGTTACAGAGGGGAAAGGAATAACTACTTCATCTTTGTATTTCTCTAGCCATTCCTCTTTACGCTTTCTTTCCATGTCTTCAAAGTTATCATAATATCTTTCAAGTAACATATCTAAGTCTTCTGGTGGTAGCGTAGCTACTGCACACATAGCCTTTAATATATCAGTTAGAGTATCATGTCCATCTTTAGTTAGTATACCTCTATCTTTATGTACTAGTGGATACAAGTCAAACTCTACAGTACCATCACTTGAGTCTTCACTTCTTATTTTTATTAGTATGCACATCTCGTCTTCGTTTAGTTTTATGTAATCCTTTGGCATTATTATTTACTCCTTTTTTCTTTTCTAATATCCACTCTTCAGGGATACTTTGGTCAGCAAATTTAAATCCATATTTATTACACCAATCTGCATACGTAGTCTTACTACCTTTCCTTAATTTATTTCTAGAATTGGAAAACACAAATCTTAAATCTAACTTAGGGTACTGTTCCTTAATCCATATGTGCTTCTGCCTGTCCTGTACAGTAAACAAACCTTTAGTCTCTACTATTATATCATTGGGCAACCAGAAGTCAGGCGTATAGTTTCTCTTCTTCTCTGGCTGAAGGAAGGGTATCTTCTTTATCTCGTAGCAATCTATTATATCTAAGAATGCTAGTTGTTCAGCTACCCTTTCCTCCAATCCAGATCTAAAACCATGCGCTATTCTATAATCAAAAGCGACCATTAATTAAACCAAAAGGACTACGAGGTATACTGTATATTCTAGATACAGTGCTACCACCAGTTACATTTCTGTAATTGGCTTGTGCCTCTTGTAGGTTTTCCCATGCCTCTCTAGCTAAAGAAGTTTGTCGCTCTTTAAGTTCTACTCTCAATCCTCTAAGCTCATCATTAAGCTCAATTATACGAGAGCGTAACTCTTCTGTAGTTACATCTTCGTATGGGTTTATTTTATCATCTACTGTACTATTCATGCTACTTCTCCTTCCATGTTGTTTAGCTCTGTGTATGCTACAATAGGTTTACTCTTAGCCTTGGAGAATACTGACTCTCTCTCCTGTAAGTTGGGCCAACAACTAAATCTATATTTACACCAAGAGCATTCCATACCTAGCTTTCTATTGCCAGTTAGAATCCTGTTAAATGTCTCAGGCTCATCATCAAAGCACCGCTTGAATGGTGCGTCAGATGTTAAAGCCTCTACCTTTTCTTCTGCTTCAGCTAATATATCTTTTACATCAGCATCCGTATCAGTGCTTTCTATTCTGTTAAGTTCACCCGTAGCTACATTCAATGCCCATATACCACCAGCAGGTTTGTTCGTAGCAGATGCGTATACGTGTAGCTGAGTTACATACCCAAAAGAATCTCTGTCTTTTAGAGAGGGCCAACTAACAAACTTGTTTCTGAAAGCATAGTCTGAACATGATTTAATGTCATCAACCTTACCATCAAAAGTTAGATCAGCTTCTCCAGTTATTGTGTGCTTACCTAGTTGGGTGCTGAGTTTCTGGGAAGACTCGTATCCTTCTATACCAGATTCCTTTATCACTCCCTTCAATACAGCCTCAACTATATCTCCTACCATCATACGTAGTATAAAGTTATATGATGGTTGTACTCCACTGGCTCCCTTTTTCTCCATCTGTAGTTGGCACAAGGGTCTGCCTAAGTTTGATGGCCTAGCAGAGAACTCTCTCCTATTTGTACTAGAAGCAAACTGTTTACGTAGTGCATCAGCAACATCGTTACATACTGTGGAGATGGTGTCCTCCGTCATGGACACCTCCCCTTCCATATTTTTATGTAGCCAAGTCAATACTTTAGCTAACTTCATATCCATCATTCAGCAGCCTCACCTAGATGAATCTCATTATCATCATCATCAGATGAATTGCCAGATGCGCTTAAGTGTTTCTCCATAATCCACTTGTTTATCTGTGCTATATGCTCACCAAACTTAGTGTAGAGGCCCGTTGTCTCTTCGTCTATGGCGTAGACAGTATCATCTTTTACAGATACATCCATGTCATAGTACGTGACACCACCCTTTACCTTCTTACTCTTCAGTATAACTGACCTAGAGTTAGGCATAGTCCTACGCTTCTGAACCATATCCAAGAAGAACCTAGCCAGTGTCTTACCTGAAGTCTTACCAGATAGTTCCATCTCTATAGGCACAGTAGTCTGAACCTTATTACCACTCTCATCAATACCATCTACAGTAGCTTCACCATAGAAGATAATCATAAGTCGGCAGGACTTGATGTACTCCTGTTGGTCTTTAGCTAGAGCATTCCAATCCTTGATGTACTCTAATGGTCTACCACATTGGAAGCCACCATCATCAGAGGGAGCCTCATCCCGTGGCCCTTTAACTAATACAGAGTGTGTGTATGCACCCTGTACTTTAGTGCCATCCTTGGTAGTACGCTCTGCTAGGTTGTCATACCGCTTGTAACGATACCTATGTTCGTAGTAGCGAAAGGCAATCTCCTTTGCATACAGCTTACCTTCACCTGTATTAATAGAGAAGTGTCCAGCAGGACAGAGTATGTCTCCACTATCATCCTCTACATTCTCTCGCTCGATACGTAGTCGGGCTAGGTTACTTGAACTACTTGACCCCTCAGAGTCTCCTAAGTTCTTGGCTAGTTCCTCTAGCATCTGTTGGTCTACAGTTGTCATCTCAGTACTCATATATGGTACTCCTTTCTCTATGTTATTATTAGAAGCATAGTTATACTATAATGGCTAAAAATGTCAAGACATATTTAACCAATTGTCTCCTGTCTTTGTTTCAATAATCAACGGCACATTCATATTAATGTTATAATACAAATGGATACGGTCTTTTGTTGAAGTGGGTGACAGTACATCCTCTACTAATTTTTTTACTGCTTCCACTTCTTCATTCAAACAATCTAATAGCACACTATCATGTACAGTATTTACTATTGTACTTTTTAATTTATTTTTTAGTAGGGCATCTCGCAAGGCTACTAAACATAGCGGTACTATGTCTGCCGTTGCGAGTGCCTGTACTGGGTAGTTCTTTATTTTGGTTGCATTGGTTGATCCTCCTGTCTTTGTCCTACGTGCATTAGGAAATGCAAACTGTCTGCCCGTAGGTAGGGTTATAGTTTTATTTTTTATTGCCTCAGTCTGTAGCTTGTCATGCCACTTACGTATACCATAGTACTTCTCTATGAAGTGTGCATTGTATGCACGTTCAGCAGGAGTACCACTCATGGCTCCGTATAGGGGGGCAAAGGTTCTGCCTTTAGCATCCTGTCTATTGGTAGGTTGGCCCTGCTCAGTAAGATAGTTTGCAGTGTATGTGTGTACATCAAAGCCTGTTTGTATTTCATCCATTGCTATTTGATCTTCGGATAAGAATGCAGCCACCCTAAATTCTAACTGTGCAAAGTCAAACTCTAACAGTGTACC